GGCTTATTACGTACCCCAGCACTACTGCCATAGTAGCTTCCATGAAGTTCACAAAGGTAGATGACGACACCCTGGAGGTTTCCATAAAGGAGGAGTGGGATGTTATCCTTTTGCTCGCTTGGCATATATACGCCGAAGAGATGGGTGGCGGCTCCGGCGGTGGTTCCGGCTCCGGTGGCTCCACCGGCAATTATTCGGTTATTGTTCCCGGCGATGTCTTTGATACCCAATCAGATGGAACTTCAGATGGTTGGTTAAATACTGGATATCATACGGGAGGGCTTTGCGCGATAGATGGACTTACCGCGAATAAAACATTATTGTTTAATGGTCTGGTTGTTCCTTACGCCACCCAATCCCCAATGACCGGGAATTGGCCGAACTGGCCAGGCGGAGTGGGTAATCTTGCCTATAGGGTGGATAAGGCGTATGACCCAACCGCTTCCGATAATGTTGCAATAGTTGATTTTACGAGTAAGTCTCTTTACATACACCGGAACGATACTCATTTTTTGTATTACGGGAAGCAGGCAGATGCCTCCGGCATCACCCGCTATGCCCCAGCCCAAAACGCCGGGATTCTTTCTTCCCTACATAAAAATGCCTCTCCGGGTTATGCCCCCAGTCATTATTTATTTGAAGTTGTAAATGGTTACGACAAGCTTGGCGATAAAGTTTAATAACAAATGGCCAATAAACGCATAAAAGATCTTTCCGACACGGCGACCTCAATGGACGCCGGGGATTACTTGGTGGTGGATGCCGCCGATGACAAGACAAAGAAGATATTGTGGTCTGATCTTTCTTCGGGACTTGGTGGAGGACCTACGGTCAAAGAGATTACATGGCTCGGAGACGGCTCTATTCCTGATATTGATTTGGTTAGTGCTGCTGACGATCAAGTTTGGATACAGCGACAACAAGGACAACCCGATGGCCAGCACAATTGGTCCGGCGACCCAGCGGGGCCGCCTTATTCACCGGCTTTTGTACCATATGATCCACATGATTTAGATCCACCTTGGAATATCGCCGGCAACATCCCTGGTCCAACTAATTTTGTTATATTGGACTCTAAAGACGACTGGAAATTGATTGCATGGAGATCGGCAAGCAAGGTCCATATGGCAATTACCACAAACTTGCTAGCGAATGGCGGGGTAACAACCACCCCATATTATAGCGGCGGCATAGGTGGTGACATCGCAGGCGGAACTCACAGTGTTTTTCATTATGGCTCCGGCTCCGGTGGCTCCGGCTCCGGCGGCGGCGCTACAGCTTTTTACAGTGGGGGGTCAAACGTTATAAACAGTGCTGGCACTACCCATCTGCCCTCCGCAGGAGAGACACTTCTTGAGACTATATCACTTCCGGGGGCATTTGCTACTAATAGTGAAGTCAAATGGACGATCAATATAGGAGCGTCGGTCCATAATAAGTTGAATTCGAAAACGGGGCAATTTGTTTTCTTAAAACCTAAGGGGGGGGATGCGTTTTATTTAATTTCAAACAATGAAACCTATGACGACAGCAATAATTTTGCAGATTTGACTTGGGTCACGAAAGGAGCCTCATCAGCCCCTTATTCCTTTGGGGTATATTATGGATTCATCGTGGGCTACGGGAACTCCCCCAACTATGCAGAAATGAAATTCACAAAAGTGGATGGCGACACATTGGAGGTTTCAGTAAAACAGGAGATGCCTGGTTCCAACGGCACCACCATTTACGCTTGGCATATATACGCCGAAGAAATGGGTTCCGTCTCCGGCTCCGGCGGATCTTCACTTTCCTCAGGAGAAACCCCTCCTTCCACGGGAGACTTTTGGTACGATACGATCAACGCACAACTGTACGTCAAGGTTGATGGAGCCTGGGTACAGGCTAACGCATAAGAAACAATGCCAGCAGACATAGGAAAATTTGACGATAGACCCACTCACGGAGAGGGCGTAACCTTTACTCATAAGAGACCGGATCTTCCCGGCGAGGCATCCAGAACTTTCAAAGGAAGGATTGAGGGCGGCCAACAAGTATGGGATATTCAGGTTCCTGAATCAACCGCCGGTGGGCTTGGAAGTGGTTATACGGTTGTCCAGAGAGGTCGTGTGAAGCGGATCGGAATTCACACCATTTTCAACAGCATGTATACAAATTCTGTTGAAGCAGGCAACGATAAGTCCATGGATGCCATTTGGTTTCCAGATTATGTATGGCAATCCGGGGACATTATAACTCAACGATATTTTCACGGTCAAACCCAAACAGCCTCCACGCCTGGTTATTGGACACCGTTTGCGGTGCTACCGGAAAAAGGACCGTATTCAGAAACATCGTTTAGTCCACCGAATACTAATCCTGATTATGTGTACGGTGGGGCGGCGAATGTTGGAAATGGACTTTTCACCTCTCCTGAGTATGATCTACCCAGTGGCAACCAACATAACTCCTACGCTAGATTTACGGATATTGAGGTCTTGCGACCAAATTCCGGCGGCTCCGGCGGCTCCGGTGGAGCGGCTTTGGGTTCTGTGGGAGCAATAGTGCAATTGTCCGGTGCCTCTACGTTCAATCCCGCCGGCGCAAGGAATTGGGACTATAGATATATTTTAGACATAGACCCAGATACAATTGAATTAACCGCCGAAGCCCAAGAGCATCTAGATGGTAGATTCACGAACACGTCTTCGGGGTGGTCTGCACCAAGGAAGGAACAAGCACGGACAAAGTTTTATATTGACAGCAAATCCGGTTCGAATGACTCAGCAATTCTTTCATTTAAATGTAATTTAGGTACGTTTACAGCTTTTTGTGTTAATGAAGGTTGGGCAGCATCCAACGAAACCCGGCCTACTGTCCCCGGCACCCAGAATGTTCATCTATGGAACCCGACCGGCGGTACTCCAAAGACCGTGTTATATATATGCACCGAGACCATTTCCACCGGTGGTTCCGGCGGCTCTTCTACCGGAGCAGGAGAATTCTTGGGGAGGGTGGATTATGGGGACACAGGCAACAATGCTTTCGGCGGGAATACTTATATAAATAATATAGGAGCTTCATTGCCTATTCCCTCGGAATTAATCCTCCCGACATCGAATGTTTTGCAAGTTACTGCCAAAATTTTTAAAAACTTAACAAATAATACATATGTTATAGAGGGGGTTCGGTGGGTTTCCCACACTGGGCCGGGCATAGTATTGAGGGATAGTTATTACTATACGACCATGTCTCTTATCTTGGCCCCACAAACTGAGATGAATGTGTCAGGTCTGTGGTTTATCGGCAGCGATGCTAATGTATCTAATTGTCCTAGGGCCGGCGCACAATCATGGTATATTTATAAAGATGGCGGAAAGGAACATAGCATTGACTACATGAAGGCATTTTATGGTGAAATGGGTTTTAACCCCAGTGGCAATCCAGACCCAGATTGGGCTTCCGCAGGCAACGGGGAAGGTACCAAGCAACCCGGCTATTACTTAGAAGGCACAGCTATTTAGGATTAATATTTTGAAATATTTACTTGGTTTTTTAATATAACCATATGCAGTTTATTACAATTTGGGGAGCGAAGAGAAGAATCCCCAAGGTAAATAAGTATTTAATAGACTGGGAGAAGCCCAGCAGAAGCATTCTCCAGAAAAACGCGAAGGATTTTCTGTATTCATATTGGAAAAACCATGCCGTCTTCGAGGAGTTTCCCGTGGCAGGCACGAAGATGACCTTGGATTTCTATAACGCCACCAAGAAAATAGCGGTAGAAGTTCAAGGGAGACAGCACCATAAATACGTCCCTTACTTCCACGGCAAGAGAAAGATGGGTTATTTAAATCAGGTTAAGCGGGACTTAGACAAGAAGAAATATTGCGATATGAATAATATCTTGTTGGTGGAGATATTAGAGGGGGATAATTTAACTAAAGATTTGTTTAAAAAACTAGGAATGGACATATAATAGTGTAATACAAAGCATGAAAGAATTCGATCCAGACAATCTTCCTGATTTTACGATACCGGAGACCTTCTTGAATCAACTTTATGAATTCACAGGGGGAGAAGACATTGGAAAAGGATTTATATTAAGCTTCGTTGATGATTCGGGGAGAGCTTTGGTCTACAATAATAGTAGTAGTCAAATAGTTGACATGGGATTAAGAAAGGCCTTGGAAAAATACCTCGTACAGATTGAAGAGCAGGAAAACTCTATGAATAATACGGATGGGCTAGACGAAATCGAGTAATAAAAACTTGACCTTTCCGCCTGTTTCTGTTTTCATAGTAAATAATGATTTTCAATTACGAATTAGAACAGCATTTCTTAGCTTCATTACTAAAACACCAAGAAAAATACCCGGAGATAGCTCCGTTTATTGGGGAAAATGACTTTTATTCAGATGGAACTAGTGTCCATCAAACGATATATTGTTTATTGAGAAACGCTCTTGAGTCCTGCGATGGTATAGATCATGTGATTTTATCTGAGCGAATTAATTCTCTCGGCATATCTTTTGAAGATAATATAAACGTATCGGATTACCTCAAAGCCCTTTCGATGAGGAAGACGTCTCCTGAGAGTGTCATTAAATCCGCAAAAGAATTAAAGAAGATCACGGTTAGAAGGGAAATATCTGAAACTTGCCAAACAGTTTCCAAAAAGATGAAAAATATGAGCGCCGATTCTAGTTATGAAACTATAGTTTCGGAGGCGGATAAACTATACAACGAACAAATAAGTCTTTACGATTCTTCCGACAATGTTCCTGAAAATCTTTTTGAGACCATGGAGGAATTCGTAGAAGAGAGGGGTAATAATCCTATTTCTGATTTTGGATATGAGGGTCCTCACGATAGACTGCATCAGATATACGGCTCTTTGTTGAGGCCGGGAGATATTACGGTGGTTGTTGCTCGATCAGGAGTGGGGAAAACTACATTTTGTCTTGATTTCGCAACAAAGGTTTCTCAAAAATATAAGAACGTGCCGATTCTTCACTTCGATAATGGAGAAATGAGCAAGGAAGACCTGATATGTCGGCAATGTGCGTCTTTAAGTCGTGTTCCTCTCCACCTAATTGAGACAGGAAACTGGAGAAGCGCCGGGAAAGAGGTGTGCAAGCGTGTCAGAGGCGTTTGGCCCAAGGTGCGCGACATGAACCTCCATTATTACAATTGCGGGGGAGATACGGTGGATTCTATGACAAATTCGATTCGTCGTTTTTATTATTCCAAGGTGGGGAGGGGAAATCCCATGATATTTAGCTTCGATTACATTAAAACCACTTCGGAAAAGGCCGCTTCCTCTAAAGGGGAGTGGCAAATAGTAGGAGAAATGGTGGATAAGTTCAAAAGATTAATACAAAAAGAGCTTTCTTTTGACAATGGCCCGACTGTTTCGATGATCACAAGCGTACAGAGCAATAGATACGGAATAACAAACAATAGAAATGCCAGTAATGTAGTAGACGACGAGAGCATAGTGTCACTTTCAGACAGGATAACTCAGTTCTGTTCTCATATGTTTATCTTAAGACAAAAGGTTACCGAGGAATTAGTGGAAGATAATAATTTCGGTTCTCATAAATTAATCAATGTAAAGGCGAGGCATTTAGGTCAAGATATTGATGGCGCCATTCAACCCATTAGAATGGAAGACGGCTCTTTGAGGAAAAATTTTATTAATTTGGATTTTAGTAATTTCGGAATCACTGAAACAGGAGACCTTCGAGACTTGCTGGTTCACCGTGGAGTTGGAGACCACCACCCAGAGACAGACCATGACGACGACGTACCAGACTTATTCAGAGATAACAACTGAGGAAATCAAAGAGATTCTTCAGTCTTTAGGTTACAAACTGAATGACAATGGTAGATACTGGAGAACTTCGGCTGTATATAGAGGCGGGGACAACCAAACTTCTTTGCATATTTATAAAGACACAGGATGCTGGAGGGATTATGTTGCTCAGACCCCATTCCTTCCTTTCGAGAAGTTGATTTCCGCCAGTTTAAAAACAAACGATTCTAATGAAATTTCAAAATTTATTAAAAAATACTCTTCAGGAGAGTCATCTTTCTTCACGGAGCAGGCTAAGAAATTAGAAATGGAAAAAATATATCCCAAATCATATTTAAGCAAACTGCTTCCTCATGATAAGTTTTACAATGAGAAGGGGGTTAATTCAGAAACCCTTCGTTTCTTTGACGGGGGGATGGCAACTGCGGGACAGATGTACCAAAGGTATGTATTCCCGATCTTCAACGAAGACGGGGAGATACATGGGTTCTCAGGCAGAGATATGACCGACAATTCCTCCGGCAATCGTCCAAAATGGAAACATATAGGCGTTAAAAGCAAATGGATTTACCCTCTTTATTCAGAAAAAGATGGAGAATTTCCAGTTAAAGATTCAATAGAATCCGCAGGAGAAGTAATTTTGGTTGAAAGTTTAGGGGATATGTTGAGATTTCATGAGGCTGGCATTCGAAATGTATTGGTAATATTTGGCCTTGAGGTATCTCCTTCTCTTATTTGTTCTTTAGTTTCCCTTAACGTCAACAACATTATTCTTTCGCTCAACAATGATGACTCTAAGGAAGAAAACACAGGATTAAGAGCGTCCATAAAAAATTATTTAAAATTAATAGGAGGGTTTGATATTAATAAGTTAAGTATTTGCCTTCCTGTTAAAAATGATTTCGGGGACATGGATGAATCTGATTTTAAGGAATGGCAAGAAAAACGGGTTGTGATTGATCAGAAAAAACAACAAGAAAAAATACTTGAGTCTTCAGATCTTCTACTTAAGTCAGGCTTTCTCCCTGCTTCTTATAAGTCAAAGGTTAATAGGTTAAGAAAATTTATATCTTGATTATGGATATTGCTCTATCAGCTAGTAGAATCAAAACAGCGCAGCAATGTAGCTGGGTTTATTGGTGCAAATATAAACTTGGGTTGCCGGATAAAAGCAATCTTGGGGCGAAGAAGGGTACTATTTGTCATAATGTTTTTGAATTACTCGGGAACAAAAGGCATAAAAAACACTTTAACCTCATCGCAAAAGGAGGGGAAGTCTCTTGTTCTAGAGCCGTGGAGCGTTTAGTTAATACTTACGCAAAAAAGCTTGGCGTCACTGAAAGAGAAGACTTTGAAGACATGGATTCCATGATAGTTAGTGGATTGCTTTATGATTTCTTCGGTGAAGATGAGGGTAAACCCACCGAAGCTATTTCGGAAAAATCATTTGATATCAAAGTGGATGATGGAGAAAAAAGATACAGAATAAGAGGATTTATTGATAAATTATTTCTTTATTCAAAAAAACGAAAAGCAATCATTAGGGACTTCAAGTCAAGCAAGCAGGTATTCAAGGGCAAAGAAATAGAAGACAACATGCAAGACTTGATGTATTGTCTCGCGGTTAAACATATATACTCCAAATATAAGAATAGAAAAGCAGAATTTATATTTTTAAAATTTGATCTTGGAAAAAATTTATTTGATGAGCCGGGCAAAGGGGTCGTTCAAATGGAATCTCTTTCTGATGATGAACTAGAGGGATTTGAGCATCAATTGACGATGTATCAATCCTATTTAGAAAGCTTTGATGAAGAGGCCGGGAAAAGTAATTATGCGGCGGAACAACATGCTGACAATAGAGGTTATCCTAAGGACGGAACCTTCGGAGGTCGCCTTCAATGCGGGAGAGAAGGTTATAAAAAATCCAAAGGAGAATTTGTCTTAGACAAAAAAGGAGACAAGGTTCCTGCGTATATATGTCAATACAGATTGCCTTTTAAGTACTGGGTCATCCTTGGGAAAGACAATAAAGTAAAGAGGTCTGCATATTCAAAGGATGAGCTAAATATTAAAGACGGAGAGTCTTCAGAGGAGAGGTATTATGAAGGTTGTCCTTATTGGATGTCAAAATTAGAGCAAGATGTGTTTGATTTAGTGTAACAAATATATCATGACTGTCATTAATTCAGGCAACGCATTATATAATTACACTCCTCATTTAATTTTAAAGTCTCAAAATGATCCCGGAGGAGTTAATTTAACTTATCTCCCGGATGAAGCTCAGAAATTTGAGGTTTGTTATGATAAGATGGTTGATACCTTTGCTTCGGCATTGGCTGGGGCTGATTATCCTGACCCTGTTGTTTGGCCAGATGCCCAATTACTCAGAGATGCCTCATGCACAGATACGAATCACACAGCATGGGGTTATTCCTATTATGGCGATGATCAATTCGGCCTAGAAAACCATTGGGGAGCAGTCACAATTCAACATAATCATGATAGGCCTTGGGCTAGTGGTATTTTAGAGGCTCATTATCCGCCAGGGCCCGCAACCTGGAATGGAAATGCAAACCCATCCTCATCACATTTCTTTGAAGCGGGATACAGTTCAAGAGAAAGGGACGAGATAAGACCTCCTTGGCCTTATACGTCAAACCCTCGCCACTTTGACCTCGATATATTTCAAGGATGCATACAATGGAAGGAAAATATTCCTTCGTTTTCCCCGGGGGCTTCAGATGGAGATGGGGGGACTTGGCCGGATCCAAATTATACCGTTGATGTTTCAGGGGGCCCTTTCCAGTCTTGCGGAGAATGTGCTTGCTTCATTACTGAATTATTCCATAAAGACGGTTACGCATCTCCCTTTCCTGGGCAAGAGGTTGCTTACTTAGATTTTACGGCTGGACAAACAGATGACTTTGGGTCAACTTTTAGTTCTGATTTTTATTTATGGAGGCAGTTATCTATCAGTGGCGCCATTGGGCACCCCGACAGCATGAAGCCTTGTTCTTATTATTTAGAATTTGGGTCTAGGGCCAGAGATTATCCCAATGCCCCTTGGTTCATTGATGATGATCCTGTTTATTTTTCTTTTAATTACAATGGAGCGACAAGAAAAGCAGACGGTAGTAATTCTAATGATTTGGGAGAATGGGTTTTCTTTTGGGATGGATTAACTCAAAATTATAATGGAGAGGTTTATGGCCAAATCACTACGTTTACTGACTTGTTATATTCCAATTTTGTCGGTAATAGTTTTAATATTGATGATATGATTTCTTACGGGAATGGAAGCTCTCAATATTCTTTGAGTTCCCCGTCTTGGACAATCAACAGTTCTCCTGCGGACCCCCCTCTTTCCGAGGACTGCTATCATCTTGCCGACTATGCTGCTTATGCAAATTATGGCGATTATATGGGGTCGAGCAATTATCTTTCTTGTGTCTGTGAAATTTCAGCCCAATTAGATGCTGACGATCTTCATAACCCAGGAGCTTGGGTCACCATTGGCACAGCAACTAATTTTGCTGCTGAAGGGACGAATCATGAGGCTAATTTAGGTTCTGTTTCACTCGGTGGCTACGTTCAAGGGTCTTTGGTATGGGATGAGAATTTCACGAATACCCAAGGAGGTTTTTATTGTGATGGCGGAGATCTGGATGGGAGTAGCCTAAAATGGGCAGGGTGCCCTAATTCAGTCGATCAACACTGGTCTTTCGATATTTTAGTGGGTGGATTCGGCATTGAAGTCCCAGGATTGCTTCACGTTATGGCCGGCTCTGTTTCTTCCGGAGGAGACCCCTTTTCCGTGGATCATTTAAATAAGGACTGGGAAAGTGATCCTTACTTAATTTCATGGGATCACGCAAATCTTAATGCTGTATCAATGGAGACAACCCAAGGGATGAACGGAATGTACGGGACTTTAGAATATCAATATTTATTTCAAGATATTTACCTTACCGCCAAAAAAGATTCTCTTCCGGGGACGCAAGGCTCTAGCCTAACCGTAACAGTAACAGAAAATTCCGGAGGGACAGATATGGCTTCCGATGACGGAGGTTCGAACATCTCCATAGAACTCGCCGGAAGTGCATCGTCCTATAATACAGACCAAATAATGGTACTCCTTGTTAATGGAGCACTAAGTTCTTTTGTTGTGGCCGGGGGTAGCGTAAACACCGTTTTCGATGCTAGCGCCCCTCTGGTAGTATTCAGAGAGGGCAAGGGACTTCAGTACCAATACACGACAGTAAAATGTTCTCTTGAAAAGGAGTGGTAATTCAATAAGTAAAATACTCCACGCTCATTGATGCGGAGTTAACTTGGAATGACCATAAATTCTTAGATACTAAGTACCAAGAAAATGTCTTAGTCCCGTTTTTGCCTGAATATGCCACATCAAATGAGCTTGATGCCCCTGATTGGTTAGAGACCATATATTGAGAAACATTCTTGTCCGATGTTATCAAAAATTCTGGAGATTTGCTTATTGTTATAGAATAATATAAACCATCTTCAAAAATAAACATTCCTCCGTTTGCAAATCTTGACCCATCCGCAAATTGAACCCTCATATCGCTGGCAACTAATACGGAATTTAAAGATGGAAATTGTGGCTTATTAGGCGGCACCCTAGAAGAGCCGCTTTCCAAAATTGGTTTTGTGGGTTGTAGATCAGAGTTCGATTTAACTGCAAAATATTTCAAGGCGTCGTAGCCCAAAACTTCTGAATTTGCATAATCTACATTTCCCGGGGCTGTTGTAATATCTATATCGAATGAAAGATTTATTTCTGCGGCATTCCAATATTCATTAACCCTCTCGTCAAGGTCTGTGAGTTTTGAGCAATTGATAGGAGAATCAACAGGCTCTAAAAACACGGGGAATCCTCTATCCGGAGGCAGGAATGAAAACGATTCTGCTGTGTGTGGCATATATGTAGTTACACTTTAATGTTGACGTTTATATTTTTTTTATGTTATCATGTTTTATTCGCAAGTATGATACCTTTATTTAAATCTCATTTCTCAATAGGCAAGAGCATTTTAACCCTATCCCCTCCGGCTGGAGATTCACTTTCTGCGGATAGTATTTTTGATATTTGTGTAGAAAATAAATTGGACAAAGTTGTTTTGGTCGAAGACTCCCTAACGGGTTTCCTTGAAGCCCTAAAGAATAGTTCGCTGCTAGGCATCCAGCTTATTTTTGGTTTGCGCCTTTCAATATGCGACGATATGTTTAATGAAAAATCAAACAATGAGCATAAGGTGATAATTTTTTGCAAAAACCCGGAGGGTTATAAGAATTTAACCAAGATATACAGCAAGGCTTTCGCGGAGGGGTTTGGGAAAATAGACTTTAAAAACTTGAAAATACTTTGGGACGAAGACAGTTTGCTTTTGTTCGTTCCTTTTTATGATTCATTTATTTTTAAAAACAATTTGACATTTTCTAATTGTGTGCCCAATTTTTCTTTTTTAAATCCTACTTTTTTCATAGAGGATAACGATCTCCCTTTTGACTCCTTAATAGAGAAGAAAATTATTGACTTTTGCAAGGTTAACGGCTACAATACAGAGACAGCAAAGAGCATTTACTATAGAAACAGAACAGATTTCGAAGCATTTCAAACTTACAAATGTATATGCAATCGAAAATTTGGCCGTAGTATTAGCTTAAGCAAACCCAATTTAGAGCACTGCGGAAGCAGGGCTTTTTCCTTTCAAAGTTTTTTAGAAAAACAAAATGAAATTACTTAAATATTCAGATGTGTGCTTAGTCCCGAAGTTTTCGGACTGCGAAACTAGATCTAATTGCGACACCTCAATCTCATTAGGCGGGAGGACTTTCAAGTGCCCTATCGTTCCCGCGAACATGAAGTCTGTAATTAATGAAGATTTATGTTATAAATTATCCCAAAATGGTTACTTTTATGTGATGCATCGCTTTGGCGTTGATCTTGGAAAATTTATAGAGAATGCAGAGAGAAATCAATGGAAATATGTATCAATAAGTATAGGCGTTCAGCCCAAAGATTTCGATTTTGTTAGAGATGCAGCCTCTTCTAGGCTAAGCATAGACTATATTACGATAGATATTGCCCATGGACATAGTTCCTCCATGAAAAAAATGATAGAATATATAAAGGAAAATCTTCCTGAGTCATTTCTTATCGCCGGCAATGTAGCAACTCAAGAAGGCGTTAGGGATTTATATTCTTGGGGTGCGGATGCAATCAAAGTAGGCATAGGTCAGGGTAGTCCTTGCACAACAAAAGACAAGACAGGATTTACCATTCCTATGTTTAGTTGCGTCAAGAACTGCGCTCATTCAGCAATGACATCTTCGGGTGATTTTATATCTATTGCTACTGGAAATATAAAAAATGATTTCGATTTGCCTTCAAGAGTTCCCATTATAGCAGACGGTGGAGTCTCTTGTAATGGAGATATAGCTAAAGCATTGGTCGCCGGCGCAGACATGGTGATGTCGGGTAGTCTTTTCGCTCAATGCCTCGATAGCCCAGCGGAAACTATTATCATTAAGGGTTGTCCGCATAAAGCTTATTTTGGTTCCGCTTCGATACATAACAAAGGGGATAGCTCACATATAGAAGGGGTGATGAAAAACATACCAGTTTCAAGCATGACATTTCTTTCTAAAATGAATGAGATAGAAGAGGACCTAAGGTCTTCCATAAGTTATGCCGGGGGCAAATCACTTGATTACCTAAAGGATGTTTCTTACGAGATTTGTTGAGTATTGAAAGAAAACCTTCTTAGATTCCGAAATCGCCAAAAGTACTTGGTGTTTGATTATGAGACTTGCGGCTTAAACCTAGGGTCACTATCCAATAAGCCTTGGCAACTTGCGTTCCTTTTGTGCGAGGGTAAAAAGATTTTATCTCGCCACAACTATTGGTTGTATTGGGACGATATTGAAGTATCTCCAGAAGCAGCCAGAATAACAGGGTGGACTAAATCCAAGTATAAAAAACTTGCGGTTGACCCAGAAAAACCTCTTGAACTTTTTGAAAAATATCTTTACGATAAAGAATATATGAGTGTAGGTCATAATCTATTAGGATTTGATGTTTACATCCATAATATTAACCGCCATTTATTAAATAAAGGCTCTGATTTTTCTTATGCGAATCGCTTGGTTGACACAAATTGCATTGCCAAGGGCATAAAAATGGGAATTAATTTAGATAAAGATGATGAGCTACTATCATGGCAATACAGAATGATTGGTGTCCGACAAAGAGGAGTAAAGACAAATTTAAAACAATTGTGTGTGGATTACGATATAGACTTCGATCCTTCAAAACTCCATGACGCCTTATACGATATAGAGAAAAACTTTGAGGTTTTTCAGAAATTAATCTGGGCATTTGAAGTATGATTGAGATATACTTCAGTGATGATGACTTGCGTGAGGCAAGAGATCTCGCTAGGGAAAGACATGATGCAAAAGATATTTCTTTCAGGAATTCCTATCGATTAGGCAACCACGAGTCTGAGTATGCCGCTCATACTATAGGTATCCTCGGAGAACTCGCATGGGCCAAATATAGCAATCAAGAAATAGACAGAAACATATATCCCGTGAGAGACCCAGGGGAGGACTTTCCTAACGTAGAAGTAAAAGCGATTACTTACACTGGAAAAGGCGAGCCGGAACTAAAGATCAAAAAAACAGAATACGAAGCTAGAGATCCCTCTCTCTATGTATTAGTTAGGATAAATAAAGAGCAATTGCGCCTTAAAAATACTGTTGAGATCCTTGGGACGATTTCAAAAAAATCATTCGATCAATTTAAAATAGAAAAACAATACGGGGAAGGGATGCCGATCAATTATATAGTCCCCCTTTCCGTTATGGGAAAACCTATTGATGACAAAAAACTCTTTTTATAATAACTTTTCTTCCTATGAAGGATGCTCCCCCCCGGGTGTTAGACTGCCTAAGATCGTCATAGAGCAGAGGCATTACAAAAAACTTGGTATTTCTAATGAGGTCTCTAATCTGGACTTCCTTAAGGCTCTATGCGTATCCGGAGAAAATAAATATGAAATCAACGAGAAGCACAACAAGCAGGAGTATACTGACAGGCTCGACATGGAGTTATCAATTCTTTCCAATCTGGGTTTTATTGATTATATTCTTCTTAATTGGGATGTTCTTAATTTCTGCAGGGAGGAAGGTATTCCTACTGGCCCGGGGAGGGGTTCGGCGGCTGGGTCGCTTGTTTTGTTCCTGATAGGAGTAACACAAGTAGATCCAATAAAATACGAGTTATTTTTCGAGAGATTTGTATCCAAAAGCAGGGCAAAAACAGTAGAAAAAGATGGAATTTCTTACTTAGATGGCAGTCTTTTGGCTGATGTTGACAATGACATTGCTTACGAACATCGATATAAGGTCATTGAATATATTGAGTCTAAATATCCGGGAAGAACCTCAAAGATATTAACCCTTACGACTCTCAGTGGTAAATTATGCGCAAAAGAGTGCGGGAAACTCGTAGGAGGGATGAGCGAACAAGAAGTAAATGAAATAAGCGATAGCATCCCAAAGAAATTTGGGTTAGTAGTTCCCTTGCCAGAGGCTTACGAAGAAAGTGAAAAGTTTAGATCATGGGCTGATTCCAACGAAAAAGTTTACAAAATAGCCTTAAAACTTCAGGGGTTAAATAAAAACGTAGGAGTGCATCCATCTGGAATAGCCATATCCTTCGAAAAGCTTTCGGATATTTGTCCAGTCCAAAAGACATCGGAAGGGGCTTTAGTGACTGGCTATGACATGAATTGGGTCGCAGAGCTAATGGTTAAGTTCGATATTCTAGGGCTGAGAACCTTGAGCGTCATTTATAATACATGTAAGTATGTAGGGATGGATATTTATGATGTTGATTTGTCAAAGGATTCTCTTTATAAACCATTGCAAAATTTAAAAAGTCGCCATGGAATTTTTCAGATTGAAGCGGATACAGATTTCAGGGTGTGTAAAAAAATCAAGCCCAGAAATCTCGATCAGTTAAGTGCCGTGGTTGCTATAGCGAGGCCCGGGGCTATAGAATTCATGGATTACTATGAAAGGTATGTATCTTCGGGAGCCTTTCAAAGTGTTCATAGTTTTTTTGATGATGTTCTTAGTCATACAGGGGGTATACCTTTATACCAAGAGCAATTGATGAAGATGGCCGTTAAGGTTGGCTTTACTTTAGATGAAGCGGAACAGTTGAGGAGGATCGTCGGCAAAAAGAAGGTGTCGCAGATGCCAGAATGGAAAGAAAAGATAGAGGACAAAATAAAAGATTTAGGACTAGATGAAAATATTGGTTCTATTTTATGGAAGGTGGCGGAAGATAGTGCTAATTATTCTTTTAATAAATCTCATTCGATTTGTTATTCCATTCTCGCGGCATGGACTACTTACCTAAAGTTTAATCATCCCAAAGAATTCTTTTTGTCTCTTCTAGAAATGACTCAGTTCGAACCCTCTCCTCAAGAGGAAATCAATAAGATTAGCCAAGAGCTTTCCTTTTTTGGCATAACCCTTTTGCCTCCTGACTTGATTCAATCAGAAATGGGCTTTTCTCTTTCCGGAAGCGACATAAGGTTCGGTCTTAACAGTGTTAAGGGGATTAGCGAGAAGTCATTAAACGCCCTTCGTTCATTCAGAAGTTCTGAAAGCACAAATAAATATGAAATTTTCATTTCCGCTAAGCAAGCAGGACTTAACATAGGAATCCTTTCTTCTTTAATACAGGCTGGTGCATTATCTGATTTTAAATCAAAAAGATCTAGATTAGTTTTGGAAGCTCAATCTTTTAATATATTAACAGACAGAGAGAAAAGAAACTTCATAGAACTCGGGGAAAGATTTGAGTATGATTGCTTAAATACTATTAATGCATGCATAAAAGAATCATTAATTGCCGACGACGGAAGGTTAATCTTCACAGAGAGTAGGCTTGAAACATTTAAAAAGAAATACTACCCTTATAAAGAAATTTATGACAGGAATAAAAGTTATGAAAAATTTGCCAATTGGTATTTTGAAAGAAAGTTGTTGGGGTTTAGTTATAGCACGGAATTAAAAGATTCGTTTGGTGAAAATGAAAGTCTAAATAATTCTATTCATTTTTTTGATTTAGAGCTAAAAGAAAGGGGGAAATTTATCGGAGTCATAGAGGACTGTATCAAGCGGAAAAGCAAAAAAGATATCCCCTATATCAAGATGACCATATCGGATGAGTACGGTACTTATGATGCAATGATGATGGACAACAGAGAAAAAGCTTTATCCAAATATACAAACAATGGAGGGAAGACCCCTAAAAAGGATAACATAGTGGTTATCACCGGGCAAAAAGGGGATGATATTTTGTTCCTGGATAAGCTTTCTGTTGTGGACGAAAAAATCTATATGAAATTATCAGATATAAAATAGTGTAATTATTTATGATGTCAACAAAGCCAAATTTCACTCCTAGAGCTAAGGAGGTCATTAAGTTAGCGAAACAGAAGGCTATTCAACTACAATCTTCGGATGTGAGTCTAGATCATTTACTTATATCTGTTTTGGATACAGACCAAACTGCTATATTAGAAATATTTTCAAGAATTAATATTGATATAAATGATTTTAAAGAGTTCGTTTTAGACCATCTTATATTAGATCCCAGCTATGATGACTCTGAGGTTCAGGTTCAGACAGCAAAGTACTCCAAGGACTTTCAATTAATATTGAATAAGTCAAATGATTTTGCCAATGAGTTAAATCATGGCTATGTAGGACTGGAGCACATTTTCTTTATAATGCTGGTAGACAAGAGCTCTCCCCTTCGTAAATATTTCGATGAATTAGGCGTGGATTGCGATAATGTTTCTGAATTTTTAAAAATATTTTTGATAGGAGGAGATTACTCTCACCTATTGCCATCGACACCCGCACCTATAGATGAACCCACTCAGGAAGAGTCCTTTAATTCCAATCAAGGCAGGCCCAAAAGGTCAGAGAGGGGTTCGGCTCTTCAGAAATTTGCTAAGAATTATAATATTTTAGCTTCTGAAGGAAAATTCGACAAAGTTATCTGCAAGGAGGGGGAGCTTGAAAAGATTTCTGAAATTTTATGCAGAAGAAATAAGAACAACCCCATACTAATCGGCCTCCCTGGAACGGGCAAAACGAGTTTAGTTGAAGGGCTCGCAGAGAGAATAGTCAACAATAAAGCTTCTGATTTGCTTTGTTCCAAGGTTATTTATGAAGTGGATCTGGCCTCGATGATAGCAGGTACAAAATACAGAGGCCAATTCGAACAAAGACTGAAGCAAGTGATAGAAGAAGCGAAGTCCTCCTCTAATGTAGTTCTGTTTATAGATGAGATACATACTCTCATAGGGGCCGGGAGTGCCGAAGGGAGCATGGATGCAGCGAATATACTAAAGCCTGCTTTGGCCCGAGGCGATATTAGATGTATTGGGGCGACAACTCCGAAAGAATATTCTAGGTCTATAATGAAAGACGGGGCCTTGGATCGAAGATTTCAGGAGGTTAATGTTGAGGAGCCTTCTGGGACCGAGGCCATAAAAATACTAGAAGGGGTAGCTCCTAAATACGAGGAGTTTCACCATGTAAAATATAGAAAAAATATATTTAAATTGGCTGTCGATTTGTCCATTAAGTATATGAATGACAAGTACTTGCCGGATAAGGCTATTGATATTTTAGATCAAGCCGGGGCTAGAGTAAAAATGAGAAATTTGGTAAAGCCTCCTGAAGCCTTGGTCATTGAAGATCAAATTGCAGTTTTGGTTCGAGAAGGCGAAAGTGAAATAATTGATCCCCAAATAAAGAGAAAAAGAGAGGGCTTGCTAATTAAGTATGAGAAAATATTAAATGATTGGTCGGAAGATTTGCTCTCAAAATCTTTTTATGTGACGCAAAAAGATATACATGATGTGGTTTCGTCCAAAACAGGAGTGCCTGTTAATAATATTTCACAAAAAGAGTCGGAGATGCTTCTTAAATTAGAAAAATCTCTCAATAAGGTTATTTTATTCCAAGAAGAGGCCGTCTCTACTATATGCAAATCGATTTTGAGAGCGAAAAGCGGCTTAAAGGATGACTTCAAGCCAATAGGATCGTTTCTCTTGCTAGGAGAAACAGGCACTGGCAAAACTTTCTCGGCCAAAGCTTTGGCTAAATTATTCTTCGGTAGCGAAAAGAATCTTATCCATGTAGATATGAGTGAGTATTCCGAAAAAGCGAATACATCTAGATTGATTGGAGCGTCTCCGGGTTATGTGGGATACGAAGAAGGAGGACAATTGACTGAAAAAATTAGAAAAAATCCTTATTCTGTTCTTTTATTAGATGAAATAGAAAAAGCTCACCCATCCGTTATTCATACTCTTTTACAGGTTTTAGAGGAAGGGCGGATCACCGACGGGCTGGGCAGGGTTGCTGATTTTAAGAATTGCATCATAATAATGACGGGAAACTTGGGGGCTAATTTATTCGACAAAGAAACTTCCATAGGATTTTCTAATAATAAGTCTAATATTGATTCTAAAATTGCCGAAAAGGCAAAAGACACTTTTAGTCCTGAGTTCATCAATAGGATTGACGGGGTGGTTGTCTTCAAAGCTTTCTCCAAAGATCATATTAAGTTCATTTTAAAATCCCATATTAAATCTTTGGTTTTAAAATTAAAGAAAAAAGGTATCAAATTGGTTATTGGGGATGATATTGTGAACCGCCTTAGTGATTTAGCTTTCGCTGAGAAAATGGGTGCTCGCCCAGTAAATAGATTGATTCGAAATAAGATAGAAAATATATTATCGAAAAAGATTTTGAAAAAAAAGAAAGGTTTGATCAAATTGGACTTGACAGATATCGATTGATATTTTACAATAGGTTATTCCTATTAAAAATATACAATCATGTCTTTACCATTTTACAAACCAAATAGCAAGAATCAAGGGTCAGCCCTTAATATAAACATATCCAATCCCGGGAACAAGGAACCGACTCTGTTCATCAATATGATCAGGCAGTTCAGTTGGAATAATAAAAAAGCATCCTTCGCCGGGAACAAAGACCAACCCGAACATACGGTTAATATGAAAATTAATCATATTGAATGTGGAAGCATTATTTCTTCAATTGAAAACCGACATGAGTTCAGCGCTTTTCATACCTTTAATGACAGTTCTACCACATTGAATTTTTCACCATGGGATCAACCCTCTAGGTCTTCCAAGTATAATCCCTCTACAAAACAGCAGGAACCCTCTGGGGATATACTTCCAAGCTTTGGATTGTCCTTGAAGAAGGGCAGTTTTAGCCCCATAAAGATACCTTTGTCCCCCGGTGAATGCCAAAACATGCTTCATTATTTCAAAAGGTTTCTGTCTATCTACTTTGATTACATAGATTCGCCAGTTTCTGTAGATTCT